GACAAGCTACTTTGAGCAAGACGATGACGATGCGTGGGAGCCGATGGACGTAATAAGCGGGGTCTAGCATGGATCAAAATGAGTTCGACGAACCAACAGAGAACGACAAAGAGCTAACCTCCTTTGTCATTGACCACTGTGACCGCTGGCGCGACTGGCGCGACACAAACTTTCTCCCCGACTACCTAGAATACGAGCGCATCTTCCGTGGTGAATGGGCTGCTGAGGACAAGACACGAGACTCTGAGCGATCACGCATCGTAACCCCTGCTACTCAACAGGCGGTAGAAACCCGCCACGCTGAGATCATGGAAGCAATCTTCGGTCAGGGCGAGTTCTTTGACATTGAAGACGATCTTAAAGATGTCAACGGCAATCCCTTGGATGTTGAGGCGCTTAAAGCCCAGTTGATGGAAGACTTCAAGCAAGACAAGATCAGAAAAGCTATCGACCAGATCGAGTTGATGGCTGAAATCTATGGCACTGGCATTGGCGAGATCGTTGTCAAAGAAGAAAAGGTCTTTGAACCAGCCACCCAGCCGATTCCAGGCCAGATGGGGCAAGCTGCCATCGGTGTGGTGGAGAAAAGCCGCACTGCGGTCAAGATTACACCGGTTAACCCCAAGAATTTCTTGTTCGACCCCAATGGGACATCTATTGATGACTGCATGGGCGTGGCAATTGAGAAGTTTGTCAGCATCCACAAGGTAGTCGAGGGGATTGAGAAGGGCATCTACCGCAAAGTAAACATCACCACGGGCGATGAGGACACTGACCTTGAGCCAACCCAAGAGGTGAGCCAGTACAGGGACGGAAAAGTGCGGCTGCTGACGTATTACGGACTTGTTCCGCGAGAGTACCTGACCGAAAAAGACGAGGAAATAGAAGAACTATTCCCCGAAGACTCGGTTGCTGATGATTACTCAAACATGGTCGAAGCCATTGTGGTGATAGCCAACGAGGGTTTGCTCTTAAAAGCAGAAGAAAATCCATACATGATGAAGGATCGTCCGGTTCTGTCTTATCAGGACGATACCGTTCCGAATCGGCTGCTAGGCAGGGGTACGGTAGAGAAGTCCTACAACATGCAGAAGGCAATTGACGCTCAAGTGCGTAGCCATCTGGATTCTCTTGCTCTTACCACCAGCCCAATGATTGGTTTGGACGCATCCCGCCTTCCAAGAGGCGCTAAGTTTGAGGTAAAACCTGGCAAAGCATTCTTGGTTAACGGCAACCCTGCTGAGATTCTCTATCCATTTAAGTTTGGCGAGACAAGCCTGAACAATCTGAACACAGCCAAAGAGTTTGAGCGCATGTTGCTTCAAGCCACCGGCACGATGGATGGTCAGGGCATGGTCAGCCAAGGCAATCGGGACGGCGCTGGCATGTCAATGGCAGTGGCTACGATTATCAAGAAGTACAAACGCACACTGGTGAACTTCCAAGAGGATTTCTTGATCCCGTTTATCCAAAAGGCAGCGTTCAGGTACATGCAGTTTGATCCAGAGCGCTATCCATCGGTGGACATGAAGTTCATACCGACGGCTACGCTTGGAATTATCGCAAGAGAGTACGAGCAGCAGCAGTTTGTCGGTCTATTGCAGACTCTTGGCCCGAATACACCAGTGCTGCCAATCATCCTAAAAGGCATTTTTGCAAATTCCAGCCTGTCTAACAGGTATGAAATGATTGCGGCCTTAGATCAGATGAGCCAGCCTAACCCAGAGGCACAACAGTTGGAACAAGCCCAGCAACAACTGGCGCTGCAATCGCAACAGGCTCAGATTGCACTGGCTACGACACAGGCAGAGCAAAATCGGGCAGAGGCACAGAAGCTGATGACCGAAACCCAGCTTATGCCGCAAGAATCGCAAGCTAAGACTATGGCGGCTTTGACTAAGAATCTACCAGATGACAACGAAGGCAAAGAGTTTGACAAACGGGTCAAGATTGCGGAGTTGATGCTCAAAGAAGCGGACATCAAGAACAAATCAAAGATCGTTGAGTTGCAGATGGCAAACAAACAAGAGAATCTACGCTCAGTCGAGAACGAGTTCCTTGACCAACTGTCGGGAGCATTGAAATGATTGATCTCGATTCAATGTCTGACGACGACAAGCTGGCGGCGCTTGAGTCGATCCACAAGTCAATTGCTGAGAGCAAAGAAGTCCAAAAACAAAAGATTGCGGCCAATGTCAATCTGGTGCTGCAAGCCCTCAAGAAGATGGAGTCCGATATTCGGGCGCGGTACGATGAAACCGGCAAAGCGATTGAGAAACGGGTCGCCAATATCAAAGATGGGCGTGATGGGAAAGATGGTGTAGATGGTCAGAAAGGTAAGGACGGAAGGCCAGGTCGTGATGGGTTGCCAGGCGCTCGCGGTATTGACGGGTTAAACGGCATAAATGGTGTAGATGGTCAAGATGGCGTTTCTGTCACAGACGCCAAGATTGACTTTGATGGCAGCTTGATCATTACTTTGTCTACTGGGCAAGAGATCAATGTGGGTGAGGTTGTATCTCCCGACTTGGCTCAAAAGATACAAGTTATCAGCACCATGTCGACCAACGGGGCGGTTGGCATTAAGGACGAGGGTAGCTCGATCTCCACGGGTGTGAAGAACATCAACTTTGTTGGCGCGACTGTTACCGCGACTGCCTCTGGTGATGATGTCACCGTCAATGTCAGCGCGGGTACGGGAACAGTGACAAGTGTCGCTGTATCTGGTGGCACTACGGGTCTAACAACAAGCGGTGGGCCAATCACCACAACCGGCACGATTACCTTGGGTGGGACTCTTGCGGTGGCTAGTGGTGGTACGGGTACAGCAACGCCCAGCTTGGTGGCCGGTACAAACATCACCTCGATAACAGGCAGTTGGCCTAATCAGACAATCAACGCAAGCGGTGGGTCTGGAACAGTCACAAGTGTGGCAGCTACTGGCGGTACGGGCATCAGTGTTTCGGGTAGCCCGATCACAACTTCCGGCACGTTGACCATCACCAATACAGCGCCAGATCAGACGGTGGCCTTGACCCAAGGCGGCACAACCACCATTACGGGAACATACCCTAACTTTACGATCTCATCTGCTGACCAGTTTGTAGGCACTGTTACCTCGGTTACTGGAACATCACCTGTTGTATCTAGCGGCGGGACAACCCCTGCCATCAGTTTGGCATCGGGTTACGGTGACACGCTTAATCCTTACGCATCCAAGACGGCCAACTTTGTTTTGGCTGCACCTGATGGGACTGCTGGTGTACCGACATTCCGCGCTGTTGTTGCAGCTGACATTCCCACGCTTAACCAAAGCACAACGGGTAGCGCAGCCACCTTGACTACAGGCCGCACAATTGCTGTTACGGGGGATTTGGCCTACACCAGCCCGTCTTTTGATGGATCAGCCAACGTCACTGCTGCTGGCACACTGGCAACTGTTAACTCCAATGTCGGCTCATTCACAGCGGCAAACATCACGGTCAATGCCAAGGGTCTAATTACTGCGGCAGCCAACGGGACGGCTGGTGCGACTATCAGCAACGACACCACAACGGCCAGCAATCTCTTTCCCTTGTTTGCATCTGCGACAAGCGGTGTGCCGACAACGATCTTCACAAGCAACGCCAAGTTGCTGTACAAGCCTTCCACGGGCGAATTCCAAGCCTCTACGCCCGTTGCAAGCAACGGCATTTTTGTGAACAGTCAAACGGTATCAGCGAGTTACACGATTGCCGTTGGTTTCAGCGCAATGTCATCTGGCCCAGTTACTGTTGCATCTGGTCAATCTGTCACAGTCTCCAGCGGTTCACGCTGGGTTGTCGTCTAAGGAAAAAACATGAGTTCAATAGTCATCAGTGGCGATACAAGCGGTTCAGTCACGCTCCAAGCGCCAGCAATTGCGGGTAGCACAATACTCACATTACAGGCCGCAAGCGGAACAATTGCGCTAACTTCTGGGGCAACAGCGTTCACAGACTTGACCGTCACCAACGGCGCGTCTATCCAAGGACTCACAGTAGGCCTTGGTGCGGGTGCTGTGGCTACTAACACTGCGGTGGGTGCAAGTGCTCTGGCGGCAAATACGACTGGGGCGACAGGAGTTGCCATTGGGAATGGCGCTCTTCAGTCAAACACCACCGCCAGCAACAACACCGCTGTGGGTTATCAGGCGGGGTATAGCAATACGACTAGTTCTTTATTTACCGCTATTGGCTATCAAGCTGGATATTCTTACAATCACGGCGCAGGTGATGTAACAACTTTGTTTTGCGGCTCTAGGGCGGGATACAGTCAAACAAGCGGTATTTACAACACCTATGTTGGAGAAGCTGCTGGCTACAGCATGACTACTGGTGCAAAGAACACCATTCTTGGTCGCTACACAGGCAACCAAGGTGGCCTAGACATTCGCACAGCAAACAACTACATCGTGCTGTCTGATGGGGATGGGAATCCACGGGGGTTCTTTGACCCTAACGGACGGCTCATTGTTGGCGCTGTTTCTACAAGCGAAAGCCTTAATTCCTTTCAGTATTTCCCCGGTTCTGGTGCAAACACTGAAACAATTTTAATCCTTGTTAACGAAAGAAATAACAGTGGCGGCGAGACTTTCATTATTAATAGGCAAGCGGCTGATGGAACTTTAATTCAGTTTCGTCAAGCAAATACAAATGAAGGCTCTATTTCTGTTTCTGGAACAACTGTTTCCTACAACGGCGGTCACTTGTCTCGTTGGGCGCAGACCACAGCACCAAAAGACGATACGCTGGTCAAGGGAACTGTGCTGTCCAACCTTGATGCGATGAATGTCTACACGGACGCTGATGGCAACCCTGTTGACAACGAGCAGTTAAACAAGGTCAGAGTGTCTGATGTTGAAGGCGATGCCAATGTTGCGGGAGTATTTGTCAACTGGACGCATGACGAGCAACACAATGTTGACGAAATCAACATGGCAATGACAGGCGACATGATTATCCGCATTGCTCAAGGCACAACTGTTGCCCGTGGCGACTTGCTCATGTCTGCTGGTAACGGCACTGCCAAGCCACAAGGCGATGACATCGTGCGATCCAAGACTGTTGCCAAGGTCACATCAACCCATATCACTTGTACATACGCAGACGGCTCTTACTGTGTGCCTTGCGTACTGATGGCCTGCTAAACAAAGGAACAACACCATGATTGAACTTACACCTGAACAGCAAATTGCCAAGCACTACTCTGCCGCCCTCGACAGCGTAGCCCTCATCAATGCTGGCAAGCCAGAGGACATGCTTGACGCTGATTGGGCAGACTGCCTGTCACGCAACAAAGAGCATTTGAAGATTATGCTTGCCAAGGACTTTTGGACAACTGAGAATTTAACTCCGCTACAACAGGCGGCAGGAGCATAAAAAATGACCGCGACAATCAACGCATCGACATCGGCAGGGGTAGTCACGACTGCTGACACCTCTGGGATTTTGCAACTCCAGACAAACGGCACTGCCGCGCTCACCGTAGACGCTTCACAGAACGTGGGCATTGGGACGGCTTCGCCAACAGCGTCTTCAAGCAATAAAACGCTTACGTTAAATTCACCTGCTACGTTTAACTCTCTCATAGATTTCAAAACAAATGAGACTTTGAATTTCCGAATTTTTTCAGGCGTGTCTAACTCAGTGCTTTCGGTGAAAACAGCGACACCACTTCTTTTTGATACCAATAGTACAGAACGCATGCGTATCGACTCCAGCGGTAACTTGCTGGTTAATCAGACAAGCCTAGTAAGCGGCGAAAAAGTTGGTATTTCCTTTGATAGAACGTCGCAACAAGGGCTGTCAATTAAAAATACTTCAAGCACTTCGCCGTCAAGCGCTGCTTATATAAATTTTCTTTACGTAAGCACAAACACAGGTTCTATCGCCAGCACCGGCACAACCACCACCTACAACACAACTTCTGATTACCGCCTAAAAGAAGACATTGCGCCAATGACGGGGGCATTAGAAAAAGTTGCTTTGCTCAAGCCTGTCACTTATAAATGGAAATCAACAGGCGTAGCAGATGAAGGCTTTATCGCCCATGAGTTGGCTGAGGTTTGCCCAAGTGCAGTGACTGGCGAGAAAGACGCAATGCGTACTGAACAGTACGAAGTCACACCAGCCGTCAAGGATGAAGAAGGCAAAACAGTCACAGAGGCTGTGATGGGTACGCGCACTGTGCCTTCCTACCAAGGCATCGACACCTCATTCCTCGTGGCAACGCTGACAGCGGCAATTCAGGAGCTTAAAGCCATCGTAGACGCACAAGGCGCTGAAATCGCCGCACTCAAAGGAGCAACAGCATGACCTTAATTTTAAGCGGAACTGACGGTTTGTCTGATGTAGACGGCACTGCCGCAACCCCCGCGCTCAGAGGCACTGATGCCAACACCGGCATCTTCTTCCCTGCCGCTGACACCATTGCCTTTTCTGAAGGTGGGGTTGAGGCTATGAGGATTGATAGTTCGGGTAATGTGGGGATTGGTACTTCGCCTGCTTATAAGTTGGATGTTCTTGTTGCAAGCAATAAAAATATTGTAGCGTTTACCCCAACGTCATCTTCTGGAATTAGTGATTTTTCTGCTGGAGGAGTTGGATGGGGTTTTAGTCGCCCAAGCAGTGGCTTAGTTAACTCTGTCTATTCATATGATACTGCGGCAGCCGCAAAAAATAATTTTGTAATACAAGGCAGAAGTGACATTGTTTTTACAAATGGCGGTGACTACACGAATGCTTCAGAACGCGCCCGTATCGACTCCAGCGGTAGGTTACTTATAAATGGAACGCAAAGCACTACAAATACGTTTTTACAAGTAAACACAAATGGAGGCAATGGCGCATCGGGATATATGGCTGTTATGGCTAATGGAAGCAACGTAGCAAATCAAACTGTTGGTATTTATTTAGGAAGAACTAACAATTCAATTACAACAAGTGTAGATGGCGCGGCTAATTTTAGGGACAATATTGTTGTGCAAGCAGGAGGCAGTGCGGGTGTACTTCTTGCAAGCGGTGCAACAGCTTGGGCATCTAATTCAGATATTCGTAAGAAAATTATTATTGAGCCTATAAGCAATGCACTAAGTGGCATTTTGTCATGGCGCACAATTATTGGACGTTACAAAACTGACAATGAACAACGTAGACGCTTGTTTTTAATTGCACAAGATGTTTTGGCAACTAACCCCGAAGCAGTTGTAGTTCAAGATGAAGGTCAAGAATCAGAGGAGTTATTGCTTGGGTATAGCGACACTATTCCTGTTTTAGTTGCCGCTATTAAAGAACAACAAGCCCTCATCACAGCCCTGACAACCCGCATCACCGCACTTGAGGCAGCATGAGCCAAATAGACGCCACAGACGCCAAGCTGGCAACGCATGAGGAAATCTGCGCCTTAAGATACGAGGCTATCCAAAAGAACTTTGAGTCAGGAAGCAAGCGCATGAGCCGCATCGAGTACATCCTCTATGCCTTGATCGCAGTGACGCTGCTTGGGCCAGGATTTGCCGCTGAACTGATTAAAAAAATCCTGATGTAGTCATGGATGCCCTGCCGCCAATTCCCGTGGTTCAAGCGCCAGCGGTTGAGTGCATCAGGTGGTCATGGTCATCTGATAGGCTTCAGGTCTGGTGTTTAAAGTGGCGGGAAAAAGGTAAACCTGAACCTAAAAAGGTAGCGGAAAGTGATTGATCCATTAACAGCGCTAGCGGGTATCCAAGCAGCAGTTGCGCTGATCAAGAAGGTCAGCAAGACTGTTGACGATGTATCGTCTCTTGGCCCTGTACTGGGTAAGTACTTTGACGCAAAGTCCACGGCCACCAAAGCTGTTGTTCAGGCCAAGAAGTCTAAGTCCTCGATGGGTACGGCTATTCAGATTGAGATGGCGCTGGATCAGGCCAAGCGGTTTGAAGACGAGTTGCAGCTGCTGTTTATGCAGTCCGGCAAGATAGATGTCTGGAACAAAATCAAGTCTAGAGCAGCGGCGATGGATGTGGAGTCTGCCCATGACGCTAGGCGGGAGCGAGAGGCTGCAACAAGGCACAAGAAAGAGATGGATGAAATCATTGAGATCGTGCTGGTGACGCTTGTTCTCTTTGCAATTCTTGGGGTTATTGGGTATTTTACCTTTGGCATTATCGCGCAGCGCGGGTAAGTTATGGCAGATGAACGCCTCAATCTAGTAGACAAGGTGCTGGCCTATGTGTCCAGCCCTTTCAGGCTGTTTGCAATGGTGTTGATGGCGGTTTTGACCTTTTCGGGCTACTTTGTCTATACAAACCAAGAGTTGCTAATCGGGGCATATAAAGAGTCAAAGAAGATACCCTCAATTGCTGAAGATCGGGTTGAAGACGCTGCTGCCCACCTTTTCAAGCAATCTGGTGCTTTGATTGTCGCTGTCTTTAAGGTCAATTCAATGTTTGGGACTAGAGTTCTGTATAGGGCCTATGGCAAAAACGGCAGGGATAAAACAAACGATGGGCTGGACGTTGGGCTTTTTACTCAGAATGCGGCCAATAACGCTGATGTGGTCAAGCTGATGGCAAATGAAATCCCGTGTAGCGAATACAAGTCAGCTCAGTCAGAGATGGGGCTTTGGTACATTGCCAGAGGAGTCGCCTATACATGCCGTATTAGTGTCCCGCCAGAGCCTGGACGCTTTGTTGGACAGATCACAGTCGGCTGGGCTACTCAGCCTGAAGACCTTGACCAAGCAAAGGCAATGCTTCAAATCGCCGCAACCATGTTAGCTAGGAGTAAACAGTGAATCCAGAATTGCAGAAGTACTATGAGGATCGGTTTGATCTGTTCTCCCGCCAAGGCTGGGCTGACCTGATGGAGGATGTTGACAACATGCTCATCCCGCTAAACAATGTCTCTACCATTGCGGACGAAAAAAGTCTACAATTCCGCAAAGGCGAGATTTCTATTCTCATTTGGCTAAAAACCCTCAAAGGGGTTAGCGAACAAGCATACGAGGAACTCAATGAAAAGAATGTATGAATTTGTCTGCGATTGCGGACAACGCACAGAGGCACTGACCGATTATGAGACGATCAGTGTGCTGTGCAGATGCGGGGGGTTTTCCTCCCGTGTC